CGGCAACCGATGAACGTTAGGGCTGTACAACAGCTACTCACTACAAATAAATTATAGCAGTTGTACGGCCTTTTGTCAAGGCAGGAGGCCAAAAATGCGAGCAAAAAGAAGGATTTTCGCGGGTAGCGTATGTGAACAGGAGGTGTACACCTTGCCGGATCGGACAAAGGACGTAAAGAAGGCAGAGCCGCGCCCACGGTTCAGCAGCGCGGAGGAATACGAGGACTTCAAGCGGCGGTTAGCCCGTCGAAATCATGCGCGAATGTTCAACGCGACGTTTTCCCCCGCTTCCCTCTATACCACGATCACGCTGGACAACGAACACGAAGTACATACCTTCGCCGAGGCGGACGGGATCATAAATCCGTTTTGGCGGCGGTTGCGGCGGTTAAATCCGGACGCGCAAATAGCGCTTTACCCCGGCAGAGGCAAGACAACGAGCCGCATTCACTTTCACATGGTATCTAACGGGCTGACCGAAGAGCAGATACGGGAGAAGTGGGACGGCGGAACGATCATTCGTATTGAACACTTGCGGGAACACAACTACTACAACGGCGTGGATCACGGGCGGGATTATACAGGCCTTGCAAATTACCTTTTCGACCATTGGACACCGGAGAGAGGGACGCGCCACCATTACAAGGGCACGCGGAATTTGTGCCAGCCGGAGAAGGAAGCGGCGACGGAAGCAAAGCGGGAGTATTCCGAGAGCAAGCCGCCGCGAGCGCCGAAGGGTTACAGGCTTGTAGAAGCAAAAACGAACCGTTACGGCTATATGTGCTTCAAGTACGTTCGTAACGAGGACGCGGCGGAAGCACCGCCACCGAATAACCGGAAACGGCCTCTAAAATGCTGATCGCGGATCAGCTTTGAAGGCCTTGTAAATAAGTAAGGTTCGATAACCAACACTTTCTTTGAAGATGATTTTGTTTAATTCCCCGTCGCCTGCTTTAGATAGATCACGAAGGCGGCGGGGATAACAAAAAATCATCAGAGGAAGCACATAGACACGCAGACAGCAGCCCGCCCGCAGGCGTGTTCAATTCCTTTGAGCCTGTCCCCCTCCCAGCGGGAGGGGCGGAGGGGTGGGAGAAAAAGCAGACGGAAAGGAGAAAGCAGAAATGTATTTCAGAGTATGCCCGCATTGCGGTTGCGCCCTTGATCCTTCGGAACGTTGCGATTGCGAGCAGGAACGGCGCAGCGAACAGGAGCAGGAGGAAAGGAGGGCGCAAAATGGAAAAGTTCACGTTTACGGGGCTGGACAGCATTCAATATCAGCTTCAAGCAAGGGGCGCGAAAGTCAGCGGAACAGTTAATCATATGCTACACGCGGGCGCGAAGATAGCCCGCGAGGAAATGCAGGCCGCTTTGAAGGAATACGAGATACGGGACACGGGCGATCTTATCAAGTCTATTAAAGCGTCAAAGATCAAGAAGGGCGATAGCGGAAAGTATATCACGATCCGCCCGACAGGCTATGACCGCCACGGCGTTCCGAATGCGCTAAAAGGCTATGTATATGAAATTGGGACTTCACGACTTCCAGCCCGCCCGTGGAAAACCCTTGCAGATGTGCGCATGAGGGACAAAATTCAAGCGCGTATGCGAGAGGTTTTCCAAGAGGAAATGAGCAAAAACGGCGGCAATGAAGGAAAATGGAACGTGGAAGAGGTGGAAACGGAAGAATGAGTATTTTTAGCCGTATTTTTGGGAGGGTAAAGCCGCCAGCACGGGAAACAAGCCGCGCGGAAATCATCGGCGGCGGGAATGCCTTTTCAGCATGGAGCGGGAACGCATACAGCAACGACATTTTCAGAAGTGCCGTTGACGCGATCGCCCGCAATGCTGCAAAGCTGAAAGGATCGCACATTATCAAGTATCGGGATCACGAACAGGTAACGGGAGATTGCAAGTTAAACCGCCTGTTACAGGTTGAGCCAAACCCGTATATGTCCGCATTCGATATGCTGTACAAGCTGTTTACCCACTATTTTCTGTACAACAACGCCTTTGCGTACATTCAGAAGGACGAACGCGGGCAATGCGTCGCCGTGTTCCCGCTCAATCCGGTTCATGCGGAGTTTTTGAGCGACACAGGCGGGGCGCTATATGTGCGCTTCATCTTCTCCGGCGGGCGCGAAGTCATTTTACCGTATGCGGATATTGTCCACCTTCGCCGCAATTTCAACGGGAACGATATTTTAGGCGATCCGAACGACGCGCTTTCCCCCGCGTTGCAGCTTGCCCACGCGCAGAATGAAGGCATTGTTTCCGCGATCAAGACAGGCGCGAGCATTCGCGGCATTCTGAAACGCACACAGCTTGCGAATGCCGACATCTTGAAGGAAATGCGCGAAAACTTCATACAGGACTATTTGAACATCAACAACAACGGCGGCATTGCCGTTCTTGACAGCGCCGCCGAGTATATCCCGATCGACAACAAGCCGTATGCGATCGACGAAAAGCAAATGCAGGCCGTAAAAACGAAGATTTACGACTATTTAGGCGTTTCGGAAGCAATCGTAAACAGTAGCTACGATGAAAACCAATGGGCGGCGTTCTATGAAAGCGTCATTGAACCGCTGGCGCTGCAATTAAGCCTTGAATTTACGCGCAAGCTGTTCAACGATCGGGAAAGAGCCTTCGGCAATTCTATTCTGTTCGAGAGCGGGCGACTTCAATTCACCAGCAACGCGACGAAAGTAAACTTGATCCGTGAAATTATGCCTATGGGCTTGCTTACGGTCAATCAAGCATTAGAAATTCTGAACCTTCCGAGCGTATCCGGCGGAGATCGCCGCATTCAATCGCTAAACTACGTTGACGCAGACAAGGCGGAGGAATACCAGCTTGCAAAGGCGAACGCGGGAAAGGAGGGGGCAGCAGATGAAGGAAATTAGAGTATGCGAAATAAGAGCGGACGCGGCGGCGGCAGGCGCGGCGAAGGTTCTTAAATTAGAGGGTAGGCCGATTGTTTACGACCAGCCCACCACGATAAACGATCCGGCAGGCACGTTTATTGAAATTATCCGAGCGGGGGCGCTGGATCATGCGGACTTGTCCGACGCGAGATTGTTCTACAATCACGACTTGAACAAAGTACCGCTTGCGAGAACGCCCAAAACAATGCAACTGACGCTTGACGCGGCAGGGTTAAGCATGGTTGCAGAATTACCGGACACCGAGGAAGCGCGAAGCGTTTATACGGCAGTACAGCGCGGCGATCTTTCCGGAATGTCCTTCGCCTTCAAAGTGCCGGAGGGCGGCGACAGCTACGACGCGGCGACAAATACACGCACGATCACAAAGATTGAAAAAGTGTATGAAATCAGCGTCGTTCCGTTCCCTGCTTATCCGCAGACCAGCGTTGAAGCGCGATCCGCTATTAACGCATGGACTTCTACGGCGGCGGAGAGGGCGAAAGCCATTATCAAGGCAAATTCAATTCTGCTGAAAGAGGTATAACGCTATGGCAGACGAAAACGGCATTGTTGTAAAGCCCGCCATTGTCAAACAGGACGGGAATACAACAGAAATTGAAATCCATATCGAAAAGCCCGCCGAGCCGGAGCGGGAGCAGACCGAGGCGGCGGAGGCCGCACAGGACAAGCGGCGTAAATCGCTTACAGAAGTGCTTTACAAGCAAATTGACATCTTGGAGCGGGAGCAGAAGAAAATTGCTTCCGGCTACGAGGGCAGCAACAACCCAAAAGCGGCGCGAAGTGAAAACCTTGCCTTCGCAAAGCAGATCACAGAAACGGCAAACGCCATTATTTCAATCAAACGGAGGAATACAAAATGAAATTCAAGACTATTGCAGAGGCTTTCAACCATTACCGCACTTCTACGCTGGAGGAAATCGAGCGCAGAGCGGCAGAGATCAAGAACATTGTTGCCACCGACGCAACCGCGGACGTGGACGCGCTCAATATTGAGCTTGAAGGACTTTCGCAGGCAAAGCAGAATGTACAGAGCCGCGCCGCAGGCGGGCAGCAGAACAGTTTTAACCCCGTGGCGGGTGCGGGTATGACCTTCGAGCACCGCGCAAGCTATGAGGCTACCGAAGGCGACGTATTCAACAGCGCCGAATACCGCAGCGCGTTTATGAAACGCCTGCTGGGGCGCAAGCTGAACAGCTTTGAGGAAGCGGCCTTCAATCGCGCCATGACCGAGCAGCGGGCAGACGCTTACGGCACTTCCGGCAACGTTGCGGCGGTTCTCCCCACGCAGACGCTGAACGAGGTTATCAGCAAAGCCCGCACGATGGGCGGCATTATGAGCGTTTGCCGTTCCTTCAATGTGCCTTCTAAAATCGCTATCCCCGTCGGTACTCCCGCCGCCGCTGCAAGCTGGCACACCGAGGGCGCAGCGGTTGACAGCGCAGCGCCCAGCGTCGCAACCGTTTCTTTCGACGGCTACGAAATTATGAAGGTGCTTTCTATCAGCGTCAAAGTGCAGAGCATGAGCATTGCCGCATTTGAAAGCTACCTTGTGGAAGAGCTTACTAATTGCGTGATGGCCTGCATTGCGGACGGCCTTGTAAACGGTACGGGTTCTTCGCAGGGTACGGGCGTTCTGAACGGCATTACTTGGGGCGATACAAACGCCTTTACCTTCCACAAAACAAACGGGCTGAAATATGCCGACGTTGTGAAGGTCGTTGCCGCGCTGAAACGCGGGTACGCTTCCGGCGCTTGCTGGGCAATGAACAACGCCGCGCTGTACAACCTGTTTTACAGCATGGTGGACAGCAACGGGCGACCGATCTTCATTGCTGATCCGAAGGCCGAGGGGATCGGAAAAATTCTTGGCTTCCCTGTCGTTGTTGATGATTACCTCCCGGCGGAAACTATCCTGTTCGGTAACTTCAACTACATGGGCTACAATCTGCCGGAGGGTATCACGATCGAGGCTTCCCGCGAAAGCAGCTTCAAGAGCGGGCGCATTGATTACCGCGCTATGGCGGTTGCCGATTGCAAGCCCATTGTGGAAGAGGCCTTTATCAAGCTGACACGTTCGGCGACTTAATCGGGAGCGGGTGCAATGCTTACGTTAGAGCAAGCCCGCGAAGCGTTACGGCTGGATAACACCGACAACGACGATATTATAACGGGATTGCTTGCGGCTATTCCGGACTATATCGAGCTTTGCACGGGCATTCCGGCGGAGGCACAGAAAACCGAACCGTTAGCAGATACGGCGGGAAAGTTCATTCTTACGCTTTGGTATCATGCGGAGCGGGTAGACGCTGACAAGATACAGCGGACTATTGACAGCCTTTTGAAAACGCTTCAACTGAAAGCGGAAAGGGGTTAAGGGTATGGCGAAGGACTACGCGAGGCCGTTCTATGACAGCAAGGAGTGGCGCAAGACGCGCGAGGCTTATTTGCAAAGCCAGCACTATATTTGCGAACGTTGCGGTGGGGCGGCTTCCGTAGTCCACCATATTCGCTATATCAAGCCGTGGAACGTCAACGATCCGGATATAACGTTGAATTGGGACAATCTGAAAGCCGTTTGCGAAAAGTGCCACGCGGAAGAGCATTCGCAGGATATGAAGGCGCGGGGGCAGGCGGCGCGGCTGAATGGTATTGCCTTCGATGATGAAGGCAACGTAATAAAGCAAGCGAATGTATTTCTTGTGTGCGGAAGTCCGGCGAGCGGGAAAACAACATACGTTGCGCAGCATAAAAGCGGCAACGATTTAGTTGTTGATCTTGATTATCTGTGCGCAGCGCTGAACGGTGAAACGGGCAACGTGCATTTGAACCATGCGCCGATCCTGTCCGTTGCGCTGGAAGTTCGGGAATTGCTATATCAGATCATACAGGCGCGGCGCGGCAGATGGGAACGCGCCTTCGTGATAACGACGATCGCAGACACACGGGAAATGAAAGCCATTGCCGACGAATTGCGGGCGGAGGTTGTTCTAATGCCGACAACGCTTGAAGAGTGCATACGACGCATTCAGATCGACGAAAGCAGAGCGCACAACCGGAAGCTAAATGAAAAGCTGGCGGCGGAATGGTTCGAGAAGTACGACGCTTCACGACGCAGCGACGAAATACCCCCCCACTAAAATTTTTTAGAGGGGGAAAACGCACCGTCAGGGGGCAACCTGTCTTTTCCTCTCCACGGGCGCACATATGAGGGGAGGGCAAAAGCCCGAACGGGTAGTATTGAAACGGGGTGATTTGCCATGACAAACGATAGAGATAATGAGAGATTGAAGGACGTGCGCAAACTTAAAAAGATATTGAAACTTGTTCCGGCGGATCGCAAAGACATAGCCGAAAAGCTCATTGTTGAAATATCTTTCGTGGCGGAAACCCTTGCAGATTTGCGCGAAAAGATCAAGGAAAACGGCACAGTTGACCACTTCAAGCAGGGTAAACAAGAGTTCTTGCGGGAAAGCCCTGCTTTGAAGTCTTATAATACGACGATCCAGCGTTACAGCCTTCTTTATAAGCAGCTTACCGACCTATTACCGCCGCCGGAGGTTGACAGCAAGAAGAAAAATGAAGTGCTGGACTTCATCACAAAGCAGGGATAAACCTTGAATTACATTCTTGAATATTGGAGGGAGATTGAAGGCGGTAAATGCGTTGTTTCGCGCAGGGTTCGGAAGGTTTATGAAGAGCTGGCGCGGCGGATCGAAGCGCCGGAAGCGGGCGCACGGTATATCTTTGACGAAAAGAAGGCCTTGCGCCCGATTGAGTTTATAGAACGCTTCTGCAAGCATTCAAAGGGCGAGTGGGCGGGCAAGCCTGTAACGCTTGAATTGTTCCAAAAGGCTTTCATATCCGCGCTGTTCGGGTTCGTCGATAGAGAAACGGGCTTGCGGCAGTACCGCGAAGCAATGTTCTACGTTGCCCGAAAGAACGGCAAAAGTACCATGCTGGCGGGCATTGCGCTTTATATGATGATCGCCGACCGTGAAGCGGGCGCGGAAATCTATTGCGTTGCCACAAAGCGAGATCAAGCGCGGCTTATCTTTGAAGAGGCCTATAACATGATTAAGCAAAGCCCACAGTTGCGCGAGCTTGTACGCAAGCGCAAGGGCGATCTATACTTTGCAAACACGTTTTCAAAAATGGAGGCGTTGAGCAAGGACAGCGGCAGCATGGACGGCCTAAATTCTCATTGCGTTGTGATCGACGAATTGCACGGCATTAAAG